TTGCCCAGAGGCAGAGGCAAAGACAGAGGCAAAGACAGAGGCAAAGAGAGAGAGAGATGAGAAAAAAGGCGTTGCATCCGCTTCGCGTCTGCCTGCTGACTGGACTCCTAGCGATGCAGAAATTGACTACTGCAAAACACAACGACCTGACCTGATCGTAGAAAAGGTTGTCGAGAATTTCAGCGACTACTGGCACGCAAAAGGTGGGGCTGCTGCTAGGAAAGTAGATTGGTCAGCAACGTGGCGCAGTTGGGTGCGAAATGAAAAGTCTGTGAGTCATCAGGCAGCAAGGCTGACTCGCCACGATCAACAAATGGACACGATGGCCGCTCTGACCGGCGGACGCTTTGGCTCCGGCCTATTTTCCAGAAAAGATACATCGGTTGCAGTACAGGCGACGCTAATAGAACAAAAGGTGGTGTGAAATGGACGCGAACAACATCAAGGAAATTTTCAGTAACTTCGCCCTTGCCTGGGGCGGGATGTTTGCAGAAAAGTGGAAAGGTGTCGATGCCGATCAGATGGCGGATTTCTGGCTTCAAAAACTCAAGCGTTACGAGGGCAGAGAGCAGGTTGTTATAGCCGCAATCGACGAATGCACTGAGACAATGAAATTCCCGCCAAGCCTCCCTGAGTTTATGGAGGTGTGCAACGAACATAGCCAGAGGATTGCTCGAACCGAACCGCGCGTGTTGCCGCACAACGTCATGGCGCTGCCTGATATGCGGTCAGAAAAAGATCGCGCTCCGCTGACAAAAGAGCAGAAGATGGAAATGATTGCGATGGCGATTGACCTGCGGCCAAAGGCGTTTCCGAAATGACCGACGCCTTCGCCATGATTGAAGCAATGCGCCAGCAATCAACAAATCGTGCAGAAGAAAACCGCATCAGCATGCCAACCATCACCAGGCTAGTAGATTCATTCAGAAAAGAGTTCCCTGAGGTACGGGTAACTTACGCAAGCGAGAACGGTATCGTCAAAGGGACAAAGTTTCCTGACGGTGTGAAGATGAGCGAAACACTAATCGGAGCATGGAACGAGGTGAAAAAATGAACGATGATCTGATCGAATACTACGAAGAACGCGCCGCTATCCTGGAATATTGCGCCGGACTTCCACGCTATAAAGCTGAAGCACTGGCACGTGCGGAGGTAGAGACTTACCGTGAGCATCGCGCAAAGGTTGATTCGGACAAAGTTGCGAAATGAAATACACAATCACCGGAGATATTGCACGCCAAGCCATCCACAAGGCCGTAGATTCAGCGCAAATTGGAGAGGTGGTATCCATAGGCCAACCAACGCGCACAATGGAACAGAACGCGATGCTGCATCCTTTGCTAACGGACATAGCAAACCAGAAAGAATGGATGGGAAAGAAGCGCACCATGCTCCAGTGGAAAGTCATCATGGTTTCGGCTCACTCAATCGCTACCGGAGAGCCTGCGGAAATGGTGATTGGACTTGAGGGTGAGGTGGTTAATCTCCGCGAGAGTACGGCGGCAATGAGCAAGAAAAGGTTTTCTAGTCTTGTCGACTACGTACTTTGTTGGGGCGCAATGAATGGCGTTAAGTTTAGCGATAGGGTTGCAGCGTGATTATCAAAAAGAAGCCGCGTAAGACAACTGTAAAAAATAAACGAGCATCTTTGTCGTCACTGATACGCAAAGCCGACACGATTACAAGCCAGTACATCCGGCAGAAGTACGCCGATTCAGCCGGAATCGTTAAGTGCGTAACGTGCGATACAAAACTTCATTGGAGTCAGTCCCATTGCGCTCACTTCATGGAACGCGCAAATAAGGCAACAAGGTGGCTAGAAGAAAACCTACATCCGGCCTGCCCTTCGTGTAATGTATTCCGTAAGGAGTATCACAAGCGGGAATACACGCTGTACATCATTGATATGTACGGTAGAGAAAAGATTGACGAGTTCAAATCATTAACATCAGAGATTTTGAATTCAAGCAAAGTTAGATTTCTGGCTGAAGAAGCAATCAAATACTACTCTGAACAACTAAAGGAGTTGAGAAATGGAGATTGAACGCGAAGAATGCCACGGCGACGAAGCGGATAAAGCGAGCTATTTCATCGAATCAGTAATAGACGATCACGTTAAAGACGCCATGCGACGAGCAGCGGAAATACCGCCAGGGAATCCAGGTGATTGCGATATTTGTGGCGAATACTTCTCTAGGTTAGTAGATGGATGCTGCGGCCATTGTCGCGACAGATTTGGACTGAAATAATGCACGTATCAGAAACAGAGGCATTGGTTTTACTCCTAGAAGATTGGGCCAACTGGCAATCGTCCTATCGACCTAACACCGGATTCAAATCACGTTCCGCAGGTTTCGCGTGTATCGGTCTATCGACCTTTGAGGATATGTGCCATCAATCTGATAACGCCACGATGAAAACGATTGACTCTGCCATTGATGATCTGGAACCTGCGCAACGTGCTGCGATCAATCGGAAATATGGTGTCTGTAGCGTGTTCAGGTTTCCGCGTAACAACTTTGAGGATACGCTGATACTTGCCCATGAAAAGCTGGTGATTATCTGCAAGCGAAAGGGGATTGTGCTGTGATACTCAGTGATGAAGAAATCGAGCAATGTGCCGTTACATCTCGCGGCGATTCGCATGCAGGGTGCGCAACACGATTTGCCAAAGCTATTGAGGCGGCGGTAATTTCCAAGATGTATGGGAAAGAGCCTGTTGCGTTTATCAATAAAAGAGTTGTTGATTGGCTTACGTCAAATGACCGCTCAGATCGCGCTTTTGTTGAAACAGTATTGTCAAAGTCTCCAGAAGAAACAGATGTCGCTATCTATGTTCTCCAGATGTCGAAAGAATGATACTTGCAATCATCATGATCCGGTGCTAGCATGTTCGTGCGGCGGATTCGTTCGCCCACAAAAATCCCGATGGTCACAAGCCGCCGGGCTTTTTTGCGTTTTACCCTAGAGGTATGCACTAGGGAATGCTCCGATGATTCGCATGTGAATGCGATAGGGCGCGTGAAACTATGGCGGCTCGCGGAATAAATCGCGCCATCGTAACAATGCCGCTTTGCCAGCGGATACGACGTGCATAACGTGCGACATACAACGATGATTGGCACATCATGCCGGAAAACGTAACCGGCACAGATCACGTTTCATCCTCCTAGAAACCGCAGCGACCAGCGCGAAAGCGTTAGACGGTATGGTCGCAACCGATGACCGGCATCGTTAAAACATTGGCCCGATGTTCGTGGGCAGCACCGGATAGTAGCGAATCACCTCACTGGCAAGACGGGTGCCTGAGCCTCGTAGGGCAAGGGATAAACGGGTAAAGCATCACTGATGCGCGAAAGCGTATGGGCGGCTCATCCACGATACGGATACCCGATAAATGAAGCACTACGCGACCTGCGTTTTTGGCTGAATGCAGACCACCGACCAACATCATATGATCCTTCCCGTCTAACGGGTTGCCCAGTAATAGGGATCATAGATGCTGGTCTTGCCTTAACAATATCAATTGACGTTGACGTTAACGTCAACTACCAAGTTTCCCGCGTCTTGCCGATTCGGGGCCGGCTCTGCCACTACGAAGGCATCCGGCATCTTTTAATGGAGTAAGTGTGGCGACTGATTGGGCAAAGCTGCGAGTTGAATACGTTACGTCATCTATCACGATGCGCGAACTCGCGGATAAGCATGGCATTAAATCAGCCGGCGTAATGCGTAGGGCGGCAAAAGAGGGATGGGATTCTGAGCGTAAGCAAGAATCAGCAAAAGTAATCACGACCTCCCTAGAGTCGTCAGCAATTGATAGATCAGCAGAGCTAGAGGCTTTCAACGCTGAAGACTTGGCAATGGCAAAAGCCATAAGGGCCAAAGCCTCCGCAATGATGGAAGAAACAACCACTCCGCAAGACCTGAAAGCACTATCAGGCGCAATCGATACGGCGCAGAAGGTTGGAAGATTGGCACTGGGTGCAAACACAGAGAGCAGCATCATAACCACTCGTTCGCTAGACCCAATAGCCGATGACGAATTCCTTGGCTAATGCCATTCACGCCAACACAGGAAGCATTCGTATATTCAACTGAATCATATCCAGCATTCGTCGGAGGATTCGGAAGCGGAAAGACCGCAGCGGCAATCGCCAGGATCATGCGGCTTAAACGCCTATGCCCTGAACAGGATGTAGCGTACTACCTTCCGACCTATGGTCTAGTTGAGGATATTGCTTACAAGCGGTTCCCGGCCATGTTCGACAGGCTAGGCTTCAGATTCAAGCTGAACCGGCAAGCTGCAAGATTCACGACTGACATTGGCGACATCATATTTCGCACAATGGACAATCCAGATCGGATCGTAGGTTTCGAGGTTGCACATTCGATCATTGACGAACTAGACACGCTCCCGCTAGAGAAAGCGCGGAACGTCTGGAACAAGGTAATCGCCCGTAATCGTCAGAAGGCATTCACGATCAACGGGAAGTCAGTACCGAATACAGTAGCAGTAGCAACCACGCCAGAGGGCTTCAGGTTCGTCTATGAGCGATGGGTTAAACATCAAGCGCCAGGATATTCACTCTATCGGGCGAAGACGATGGATAACGCAGCGCACCTTCCTGATGGGTACATAGACAACCTGCGGAACAGTTACCCGTCTAATCTGTTGTCGGCTTATCTTGATGGGGAGTTTGTCAATTTAACGGCTGGCTCGGTTTATCCTGAGTTTGATCGACTTCTGAACGCTTCGACCGAAACAATCAAGCCGAATGAAACATTACACATCGGGATGGATTTCAACGTTACGAAGATGAGCGCAATTATCCACGTGCTACGGAACGACGAACCGCACGCGGTGATGGAACTGTTAGACGTATTCGACACGCCAAGCATGGCAAAGCTGATAAAGGCTCGCTACAAAGACATGGGGCATCCGGTT